TTCTGTGAGCTGCGTCTCCGTGGCGTCCTTAGGATAAACCACGCCCATATCGGTAGCTAATTCCTTTAGCTTGGTCAGCACCAGGTTGTTTGCCAGATGCTCCGGATCAAGGTGCCCGGTCACGACGGGTGTCGGCACTGCGCCCTCCTCGACAGTGTATCCCTTGGCTTTGAACCAGCCGAGCAGGCGCTCATCGTCGGAATAGCCGATGCCTCCCGAAAACAGTACGCCGGCGCAAAGGCCATCGTAACCAGGTGCGGGGGTTTTGATTTTAGCCATTTCATTTCTCCAATCTGTCAGAAGTCCGGCGGGCAGATGCCCGCCGGGCTGTTTGACGTCGTGATCGTCAGGCGACCTTTATGTTGTTGAGCTTGCCGACCGACTTAGTGGCTTTAAGTACCGCTGCGGCGACCATCTCAACCTCGCCTGTTTTAACGGCACCGGGAATCGTCATGTTGGGCAGATAGGTCGTGACGATTTTGTCGCCTTCGGGAGATACGGCATGGACGCCGTCGAGGCCGATGCGGGCTGCGAAGAGGGAGGTGATACCGTTGGCGGTCGGGATGATGGGATTTGCCCCGCCAGGCTTGTCGCCAAGATTTGTGACGAGGGCGCTGCCCCACTGCGATGTCTCATAGCCGTAGTTTGATTTGCTGGTGAGATTGATGCCAGCGCGGTCCATTACGCTCTGGAAAACCGCATAAAGGTCGCCGTTCATGCCGAGTATCGAAGGGCTGCCGTCCATTTTCCCGATCATCTTCCGGAGGTAGTCAAGGAAAACCTTCCAGTTGGCGTCGATATTGGCCGAGGTGCTGAGGTCGATAGCAGCTCCGGGAGTGACTTCCGTGGCGGAACCGGTGACGACCTTGTCGATGCCATCAAATTCCGTCGGGGTGACGGCCGCGTCGCCATTGATGAAGAGATCCGCGAAGAGCGCGATGGTGGCCTTCGCTTTCTGCTGGGACTGGAACTGTACCTGATCGACGATTTTTTTCTCGTAAGCGGCGACCACACGGTCGATCTGATAAGAACCACCGAAGATCTTGAGATTTGCGGTGACCTGGGTCGTAACGGCTTCCTGGGGGACGTACTCGGCGCCGATCGCGCGGGTGGCGGCCGTCGGGAACGTGGTGACGCGGTTGTAGACATACGCGAGGGAAGAGCCCTGCGGCGTGACGCTGTTGTCAAAAACCATGAGGTCGAGGAGTGGGGATTTCAGAAACTCATCGATAACAAAGTTTGTCAGCTTATCCTGGGAGAGCTCTTTTGCCTGTGCAAGAGTAAGCATGGGTTATTTTCCTTTCGTCGTTATTCCGACGCGGGGAAGAGCTTTTCGGAGATCTCATCAGCAAGCGTCTTCTCGTTACCGCCGCCGCTGCCATGGCGTTCGCCGCTTTTGGGAGGCGGGGCGGGGGGTTGGGCCGCTGTGAATGCCCACGCGTCGGTGGATTTGATTGCGGTGATCTGATCGTCCAGACCGGCGACAATGCCTTTGTCGTCCAGACTGATCTTGCTGGGGTCGAGCAGAGCCTTAACCGCCTTCAGGTTGACGGCGCCCGCCTTTGTGAGCGTCGTATCCACGGCGGCGTCCAGCTTGACCTGCGCCAACTTCTTGGCGTGCTCTTCAGACGCCGTGGCTGCCGTGGTGAGCAGCTCGGTGACCTTGACCTTCAGCTCCTCGGGCTTAGCCTTCAGGGTCTCGGCGAGCTCCTTGAGCTGGTCTTCCAGGGCTTTCTTTTCCGTGCTGGTGGTGTTGAAATCGTTTTTAGCCACAAAAGCCTTGCCGATTTCCTTTGCCACCGCTGTGTCGATGTCCTCGGTGTAGGCGTCACCGAGTATGGTTTTAAGCCATTCAAACATAATAAGGTCCTTTCTGAACTGTCCGCTGTCCTTTTATTCCGGCCAGTCCCGGTATTGCGGAGGGCGTATTATTTTCCCCAGCCCGAGGGGTATTTTTGATTATAAAAGCAGCCTTAAAAGGCCGCTTTAATCACGTTTTAAAAGGGTTTTCAGTGGTTAGCCAGACGGGTGGCGGAATAGGCATACACACGCCGAGCCATATACGGCAAGTCTCGTTGATGCGCTGCAGATCCTCCGGCGTCAGCTCCCAGCAGGATACAACCTGCGTCCCGTCGCTGTATGCCGGAAGGGAGCCGCACTCCTCGTCGGTCATGTCCGCCGGCTTGGTGAAGGTGATGTTCTCCTCCGGAAAGTCGACGGCGATCATTCGGTTATTACCCAGTCTTCAGCCAGCATGTCCGTCTGAGATGCGATCCAGGGGACAAGCTTACCGTCGGCCGATTTTATGTAAAAATACGGCAGAGACATCTTGCTATCCTTGTCGGGTATCTGCAGCTCGATATACATGCCTTTTCCATTCCAGCCTTTTCGTGCGGCGCGGCAGCCGGCTCGCATCGCCTCAATGGCCTGCCCGAAGGTCATGACCTCAAGATTACTGTCAAAACCTTTGTAGACATCAGCTGGGTTTATATCGATGTAGCATTCGCCGCCGACGTCAGGGATACCGGCGGCCGCAGCGGCGTTGATTGTGTAGAAAGCTATATGCCCACCGGGAGTCCATCTGAAAAATCGCTCGTTTTCGGGGCTGCCAGATGTCACAGCTTCCATCTCAATGGTGAACCCGTCGTTTCCGCAGGGTTCTTTTTTGGTGACTCTCATTTTGCATCTGACTGACATTATTATCCTTCTTTCTTTATTATCGTTTCGTTATACGTGCAACGCCCGTCTATCCAGACAGCGCATCCGCTCTGGCGGCACTTACCTAGCTTCCTGAATTCCGTCAATATTTGTTGTCTGTTTGTCTGCCGGCCATCAGCGTCATACTCGAATGTCTCCTGTACGATCTGACCAATTATCATATGATTAAACGGGCAAAGCATATGGCCTCCTGATGCGATATGAAAACCGCCCGGCGGTGAAGCCTGGCGGTTAGTCACTTATTCGGATATGATCATTTCGTCCTTTTCTTTTTTCATGGCTTTCTGAAATTCTTCGAAAGCTTTTTGCTGTTCGGGTGTTACGCCTTCCTTCAGGACGCATCCGCCTGGGACAAATCTGATGACGCCATCTAAAATAGGCGGTACAGGTATAAGCATTTATTTCACCCCCAGTAATTTTTTAAATAAGTCAATTACGGTTCTGGCCAGCTTTCTCGGATTGTGTTCGGATACCGCTTCTGCCAGAAATTCGAGGTTGCTGACGTTGGCATAATCTGAAAGATTTGCTTTAATTATATCCGTATCATCGGCAAGGTTGCAAGCCGTAAGGGCCTGTTTCCTAATGTCGCCCGATACTTCTCCGCGCCGGATCGCCGCGAAGGCCTTTGCGATATCCGCCGGATCGGATCCTGTTTTAACCACGCCGTATTTTTTGAGGGTATACGCATATTCCAGAAGGTGGACACATTCGTGCTTGCCGATTCCCAGCAGGCCATCTTTCGGGCTCCAGTACTGTGCTTTCACCTGAGCATCGATCATTTTTTTGATGGCAGACAGATCCTTCACTTGGCTATCGGAAAACGTGAGCCCGGCTTTGAGTATCCCGTTTCGATGAGATAGTGACGCCCTGGCTACAGCTGGGATATTATCAAACTTGATTTCATCCACGAAACCATTCAGGCTTGGGTATTCCTTGAAGATTTTCTTCAGGGTCCGGTTGACCTCATTAACGACGTCGACCGATTGCCCGGCATAATTGACATGGGCAGCGCCGAGCGTCTTTTTGGCCCAGTTTTCAGCCGCTCCAACGGATTTCTGGCTGATGGAGGATTGCGTGAAGGCCCCACTTTTAATCGCGGTATTCCGCTTCGCGGCCTGAACGGCCTTTGACGACAGCTTGCGGCCGAAGCCCGGTATCTGTTCGCGAGCCGGCTGCCTCGACAGGCCGGTATCGTTAAGGTGTTCCTGAAGGCGATGCTGCCACTCCCGGACCTTCAGCAGCTCTTTCGTATTATCGACGCCGCCAGCCTCCAGCGTGGCCGCCCGTCGCTTCCAGCTGCGGATCATGCGCTCGTTATAACGCTGCTGCTGTTCCGCCTTATAGATTGTCGGGTCGTATTCCTCTTTGGGTACCTGCTCGGAAACGCCTTCAATGAACGCGTAAAAGCTGTGCCGGCAGTTGGCGCCGCAGAGGCCTGAAACTGTACCGTATCCTGTGGCTTCCCGAAGGCTTCTGTATTTTGGGTGGGTACCCGACAGACTGTATATTTTACCCTGCCACTCTGCGTGAGAAGGGCGGGCATCGCTATGAGAAGTTACCTCGACGAGATCCGTCTCCATTTCCGCAGCGTTCGCCAGAGATATTTCTGCGGTCGCTTGATTTATTCCTGTGACCACAGCGCGTCGGACACCGGCCTCGACCGTGATCCTAGCGCCGCTCATATAGTCGAAATAGGCTACGCCATCGGCTGCAAGCTGTCTGACGACGACATTGACGGCTTGATCCTGAGTGAACGCTCCAGACTGCACCATCAGCTGCGCTGTGTCCAGATGCTGTGTCAGCTTACCGGCGGCATCCATGGCCGTCGTCTGTGTCAGATTCCGCAGCGTGTTCATCGTGCGCAGTGCGTTGGCGTTCAGCACCTGCGCGACTGCTGGAGACGCAGTAAGCGGGATGACGCCTGCCGGGAGCTTCCCGGCTTCGATGGCTGCCTTCTGCAGATCAATATCAGGCTTCAAAGATTTCAATCCGGCGGCCTTAAAAAGCGCCTTGATCTCTTTCTCCGAGATGTTCAGCGCTCTGGATATCTCTTTCTGGATGGCCGCCTGGCTTTTGCCGAGCTCCTGGAGCTTATTTATCTGCCATGCTGCTGTGTCTGTAATAGTGAGATCCGCTTTTGCGATCCGGCGCGCTATGTCGACTTGTATCCTGATCTGAAGCTCAGAATAAATCTGTTGCAGGGGTTCGGCGACACCGTCCAGATATTCAGGTGTAAGCATGGGCTACCCCCCCGTTTCGAGATCCTCAAATGTGATCACATCGTTGGCAGCCTTGGTTTCCGCCTCGATCTCTCTTGCTGTCTTTTCGTCGTATCCCTCAAAGTCCCTGAGGTATCGCCAAAGCGGAAATTTACCTTGTGTTACCAGCACCTGTATCCTATTACGCTGCCCGGTCGTGTCTTCTATGATGCTGTCATCGAAAGCGACATCAACGTCAAAATCGGAGCTAAAACCGCCAATCTCTGCGATTGCCCGGCACATACCTATCAAGGCATCAGAAAGCACTAGCTCATGCTTTTTCAAGTTCTGATATAACTCGGATTTATCGCTTATGACCTCGGTTGCTGTCTTAAGGACGCCGTTTTCATACCTGTATCTGTCGGCGCCGAGCCCGCATTTATCGGAGAGCAGCGAAATGAATCTGATGATGGCTTTGTCGTGATCCTCGACGCGAAGCTCCATATTTATCTCATGAATAGGTTCGGAATCGTTCTGGAATTCCGGCAGCGCATAATACTCGGTGTCGTTGTCGTCGAAGATGGGGACCTGCTCGCCGCTCGTCGCGTCGACCGCAATCTTAGTTAGCGCGCCGTTGATCATGATCCGCTTTTTACCGAGCCGAAACTCGTTATAATAGGAGTCGTAAACAAGGTCGCACCCTTCCAGCAGGTCCAGAGAATTAGCATAAATCGAAATCCCCAGCGGACTGTCAAGGTCGATGTTGTTTGCTACGTTTGGCCCAATGATCTGAAAGCGGGGCGTTAAGGAGCTCGTCCGGAAAACGGACGCCAGGTTGCCGGGCAGCAGTCCATTGTCGTCGGCCGGTGTACCGGACGCGTCACCTTCAACGGGAATGAGCATGTTGTAGATCACATACCCGTCGTCTTCGATGACGTGAATGTTGAGATATATCGTTTTGCTCTTGCCGCTGTTTTTGATTGATGCAAAAGCGCATTCGGTCACGGTATCTCCGTCCCAGCTGATGGGATAAATACAATCACCCCGGACATAATCGATCATGACGCCGCCCTTGCCGTCGGTGTGCTCAACAAAAGCGCCGGAGCCGAGTGCGAAGGCCCTCTCAACAAGCTTGTTCCCCTGGACCCGGAAGTGGTTTTTCTCCAACGCCGCCGTGATATATTCGTGTGCCCGAGCGTCGCTCACAGTGACCTGAACCTTTTCGTTGAGGAGCAGGTTTGCCCAGTCCTCTGTAACCTTTTTAGCCATCTTAAGGCTGCGTCGGCGGCGCTTTTGCTTGCTGCGGCCATTGTAGAGTGTGTAGTCATGGAATTTCTTGTACCGGCCGTTATACCAGTCCGCCCATATGCCGACCGTTTTATACGTGTCGCTGGGCGGGATCGTGTAACCGCTTTTCGCCAAAACGGATCGTATTGTATTCAATCAATCACGCCCTTAACAATGTCATATCAAGGAGGGTTTCTGCCAAGCCCTCTGTGGTGTATTCCTGTGCGTCCAGGCTGTCTATGTTGGTTGTGCCATCGTCCAGCCGGGTGTCCTCCTGTTTTGGATCCCATTGAGCTGAGCTAAAGGCTTCGATAGTCCGCTTGCAGCGCCGCATAACCTTATAACGGTCCTGGCTCATCAGCAGCGCGTAAAGCCTGATGCGGTCGAGTATCGCGCCCTTATATGCACCGTTGATATTGATTCTTAGCTTTGCCTTTATGGCGGCATTCCGAAGACCCCTGATAAGGACCGGATCCGCGCTGTCGCAATAAGCATCATTGACCCGGTATTTTGATTTGCACATAATAACGAACTCAACAAAATCCTTTTCCAACTGTGCCGGGGAGATGACTTGCTGCCGGTAGTGTTCCTCCAGGGTGACGACCTCCTTCAACCGTGGGGTAAACCCCGTACAGTTGAAGGTGTGGGCGGATTTGTTCCCCCCAAAGTCGACGCCGATGATGCCATACATAATATCGGCCGGCTCCTTGTCGAGAATGTAGCGGTCCGGGTTGTCAGCAAATTCGCCGTAGATGATCCCCTCAGCTGCCAGGCGGAGCCCGAGTATATCGCGTCTGTACCATACAGAATTTTTGTTGTAGGTCTTCAGAATGGCTGCGACCTTTTCGATTGCCAGGCTCATATTGTCCAGTATCATAAAATGGCCGTAGTTATAACCGTAAGCCGGATCCTTTTTCTGCTGCGCGGCGTGGAAGTCCAGAACATCTGTATAGTATTTGTGCGTCGGCGCCTTGGGGTTTAAATCGTGGAATACCTTCCTGTCATTGCTGCTGATCGTCCTGTCGAAAGCTTCCTGGACGAAATCAGGGTGGCAGAGGTTAGCCTCGGTGATATACACCATGCCGTAGGTATTACCCTGTATGAGAGCTTTATCGCTGACCTTGCCGCCGCCGGATATCAAAACGACCTTTTCACCGCTCAGCGTCTGGATATATAGGCAGTCGCGACCTTCATATTTGCCGTCGCGCCAGCGGCCCTCATAAAAATTCTTCAGGCCGTAGCCGTTGCAATCGAGTATATTAAGCCGTGCCGTGGCGATACTGTAGCCGGCGGCCAGGTGGAGCTTGTCTGGATGCGTCTCCAGCATCACAGCGAAAGCTGTTCCGGCCAGCACGTTCTTGGATCCGCGCTTGCCGCCCTCGGCGACATTGAACCAGGATTCGAAGCAGCGGTCATACCAAGCCTTTTGATTCATAGTGAACGGCGCCAGTTTATTCATCGGGCATCTCCCTGTTCGGTACCGGGTTTTCCACGGCATCCATAATCATCTTCAGCTTTTCTCTGATCTTTTCGGTGTCACCCGAAATGCCCTTCTTTTTGTTTTCCGTCGCCTTCAGGGCGCCCAGCAGAGCATTGACACCATGTTTTTGAAGGATGCTCATGCTGATTTCACTCTCCTTGTTGTAGTGATACCCCCACAGGGGCGCTGTGTGCGCTCCTGTGGGGGCGTTTCATAAGAGTCCTGGGATACGCGTTTTCAGAACGCGCCCCGTTTGAATGCATTAAAACGGTTTTTTAACGCTTTTTAACAGCCGCGTGATGTATGGCTTACCAATATCGTGTATAATTGGCCGCGCTGCGCCATTCCGAACGCTTTTTAGGCCGGTAGGAGTGGCTTATGTGGCGATCTTGCTTATTTGGGGGAAGTTCTCACCCCGGAAAGCGCAGAACGTTTTAACGGTTTTAACGTAGCTGTTAAAAGCTAAACAAATCCGCTGGGGTATCTCACGCAGGTGGGCTTCTTATGTGTACTCTGTGCAAGCAGCCCGCAATTGCTGGGCGGGCGGGGGAGACGCTTTCGCCTGCCGAGGATCACATTGTTGTTTTCCGGTACTTGCACCGGATCAGTAAACATCGCATCAAGTTGGCTCAGGTCCCCGAGACCGTAGAGTTCGCTGGGTTCAATTAATACTGCGATGGGTAATTCTGTTTGCTGAGCCATCTGCTGAGTTATTTGCTGATATGCCAGATAAAAGTCTGCTACCGGTTCCGAAACTATTATCACAATCATCAGCTAACCCCCGGTTTCAAAATGTCGATAGATAGGGATATTGGTCTTGGGTACCCGTGGAATGAAACAGCGACTGTCGCACGACGTTGGCGGCGGTTAATGCGGAGGATGGTCCCTTCATGCCCCTTCAGGGGGCCAGACAGAACGGTTGCCGCGCCGCCCTCTTCGAGCTGGACGGTTGAGATCCCCAGCGGCTCATCCTCGTTATAAAGCCATATAACGTATTCCTCTTCGTCCTCCCGTATCGCTTCGGGGCTTCCAACGCCCAAAAACTGTATGACGCCGGGTATGTTGCGCACGACATAATAGTCTTCATCCGTCAGCTGCAGCTTGACAAAAACATAACCGGGGAGCAGCTTCTTCAGCTTCGGTACCCATTTGTCGCCTTTACGCTCCAGCACGGTCTCCATTGGGGCCGCCGCGCCGTAGCCCTTCCTGCTAAGCTCATTCTTGATGTCCGTCTCCATACCCGTCCGGACGTGTAATACATACCATTTCATGTCATGCCTCCTAAGGGGGATGCGGGGCGCTGCGGGCCGCCCCGCTGATGAGAAGGAGTGTCTGGAAGAAATGAGGTTATGACAAAAGAGAGGAAGTGAGGATAAAATGAAAACGCACCATGTATACGCGAAGGCTATATATCAACTGGCAGCAGTCCCGCAGACAATGCCGCCGGGAGACATCAAATTAATGGGGTGGGGCGCTGCGGGGCCGCCCCGATGGAATGCTGTCTATGCGGCGGATCACCCGCAGAAAGAGCGTATTGCTCTATACCCATGATCCTTATCTGCCGCCTCAAATGGAACGGTAAGTCGTTCCTTAAATAGGGGTTTCCGATTTTTTCTGATCTAGGAATTTGCTGACCTGCTTATACAGCTCTGGGCTATCCTTTGCCATAGCCTCAAACACGAGCACCTTGACCTGTTCGAAGCCCGCCTCCAGGACGCTCTTGTTGGCAAGATCTGTTTTTTGCTTGTAAGCTGCCGCCCTGGTGAGTGACATGACCGCTTTGAAGACGTCTTCCGTCTTCATTAGAGACAGCTCCGTCTCAGACATCCTGCTGATGCGGTCCAGCATCATGTGGCTCGTGATCCGGATCAGGCCTTCGGTTGTATCCAGTTGTGGGTACTTGGCCAGCTCCTCCATCATTACCCTGAAGTTTTCATTGGCCATCGAAACGGATTGCAGCGATTCATTGAGGGCGCTGGCGTAACGCCATATAGATGATACTGAGATTTCATGGCCCTGGCTCCTGATGAAATCCGCGATCTCAGCGTAGGTATAATCCGACGTCCGCATCATCTGTTCGACGGTGTCCTTCAGGTTAACCGGCAGCTTGTCGATGAGCGAATGCTTCCGCCGCTGCTTAAACATTCCCATCGTCTACACCTCTACAAGAGGGTCGTGGATACAGAAGGCGAGGAGCTGGATGCCCTTAGCCGTGAGCTTGGCCTCCAGATCTTTATAATTGTGGTCAGCCAGGCCAGTGTCGATCGGCGCCTTGGTTTCGACGTGCCGCAGCTCAATATAGCCGGCCTCGTCAAGATAATTGACGCTGTCCAAGAACTCGTCTTCCTGTATGTCGTCTAATGCGTAACGGATGCCCTTCAGCTTATTAAACTTTGTGCGTAGGATATTGATGGTGCGAAGGACGCGCCCATTGTTGGCCTTTGCGTTGCCGGCGCGTATTTTTTTCTGGAGTTCTTCTTTATCCATCGTTCTGGCTCTTCCTTTCGAGCAAAATGTCGATGATCCTGTCGAGCTTGCGGTCGGTCTTAGCCTGTTCGCGGTAAAAGTCCTCTTTGGTGATGTAATCCTCTTTGACTTTATTGATGCAGCCAGAGAGTTCCTTGACCTCCTCCTTGGAGGCTTTTATTTCGTCAAGGCGTTTCACTTCTTTTTCAGTATTATCGACACGGCCGAAAGTTTGTTTCAAAAACCAGCCTATAATGCCGATCAG